GGACCACCAAAACGGGGGGAGTCGAACCCCTGAAGTATGCGTGTATGCACACTACTCAACCGTGAGTAAACGCGCTGTACTTAAACAAGTCACGTCCATCCCTTCGACAACACCTTCGCACCGGACAACTACGGTTCTCTGCTTTTGCTCTTCCGAGCCCACCCTCCTTTCCTTCATTTTCCTTCATTTAACGATTGACGTGAAACTGCTCTTGGACAACGCCGCTGGCACCCTGTTTGTCAGGTGCGTCCCGGACTGTCGATCGTCACTTACGACCGTGTTGCTGTCCCTGGTATCCAGGTACGCCTCATCATGAACCGCCGCTAGTCAACAGGTGAGCTGGGCACCCCTGCTTGATCCCTAAGGGGGAACTAGGCTCGTGGTATTTCACTTGGACCTTGCTTCGTTGGGGATTCTCGCGTATCAATAGCGAGCAATTCCTTACCTACTTGGCCTCAATGAGTGATCACCGCCATCAGTGTATCCCTCGTGACATCATTGCGGACGATTATGACTTAACGCACAACCAGGCGGCCTCCTTGGAGACGCGCTGTCCTCACTTTCCTTCACCACGCCCCGGTCTACCACAGACCACACGAGAAAATCCAAAAAAATCCAGAAAATCCCAGGCAGAGATGGCAGCATCAGAAGGTCGGGCCGCAAGAGAAGCTCCATTCAGGGTTCCGATCCCGCATCTTTTTCAAGAATGCAGGCTCAAGACCCTTAAACTGAGCGACCCACGGTCCCACGTCCTCCCGTACTACTGCCACCGTTTTCGTCGACGAATCGAACAGTTCGCCAAGGTCAACCACCCTCGGCCTTTCCCGGACCCAACACACATCCTCCTCAAATCTCCTCCGGTAGTCGGGAAGTGCTTGGAACATAAAGCACTTCGCGTCCTCAATGTCACCACGAGAAATGAAGCGGTCGTTCGACTCAATCACGGTCTCCCGCAAAAAAATCGAAAAACGCGCCTCCGCGGCAACAATACGGGACTGCGACTTCTCTTCCGCCGTACACTCACTCCTTTTTTTTCCTATTATTTTCTCTCCTTTTAATCGTTCTTTCAAAGGGTTGAACAGGCACTCAAAAGCCTTCACCCGTTCCGCGAGCTTGAGGGGCCCCGGATACGCATCATACTCCTTTTCAGACATTGAACTAAGTGTCTTAATGGAAGTCCTGCGCCAAGATGCCTTCTTGATAGACATCAAAGCGCGGGTGGTGCGCGCCCAAAGCCTCCCCGGTATCCCCCGAACATTTTCTCTCACGACGGCAGCATGGGCAGCCATGACGTCGCTTTTCTTCAGCACGTTGGTCTTTTTGAAAAGACCCTTAGGGATCAAGTGCCACACCTTCCTTACTCTTCTCCTTTTTCCGCCCGTCCCACAAAATAGTTGGGAGTTCAGAGTCCAATAATGATCATGGATATCTGTTTTCGTGTCATTAATCACGAAACCCGACTTGGGGAGGGCCTCTTTCCATTTCTCTATCTCCTGGGCCAGAGCTTTGAACACTATGTCATCGCCGTTAACCCGCACCAATCCCTTGCCAATAAGGCACCACGCTCGTTCTGATCCTAGCGACAGGAATAAAGTCGCAATGTTGGAGATGCAGAGGAGGGGGAAAGATAGGTAGTGGCCC